ATCTGACATATTTTGTCCAAATAAGCCACCAAAACCACTTCTCAAACTACCTTGAGTGTTAAGAGGAGGTTCTTGAACTTGATTTGTTTGAGAAAGAAGATCATCAGGGCGCATCATAGGAACTGGAGGAAAGTCCTGATTTATCGCACCTATTGAGCTTGGTCTTGGTGTTGGTAAAACAGAAATAGGAGATTGATTTCTCATCATAGGATTTCTAAGTGCTGAAAATATATTTATCATTATAATAACCCCAATAATCCACCACCAACTGCACCTAGAGCAGGATTAAACCCTGCCAGTTGCGCTAGTTGTGCGCCACCTAGACCCCCACCTAATACACTTGCAGGTCTATTTCTAAATACTGGTCTGCTTGTTTGTAATCCTAGAGTTCCACCTCTTACTGAAGATAGAAAGTCTCTTAGTTTCTGTTGATCTCTTGTCTGTTCAAAATTAAATCTGTTTATTTGATCTTGCAATTCAGCTTGTCCTTGCGCCTCTCTTGCTGCTCCTACTTGTGCAAGTTGTTGTGCATCAAGATTCTGCATTGATGGAATAGATGCCAAAGCGTTTTGTTGCGCTCTCAAAGCAGCAGGTGCTAAAGCTGATGCAAGTGCTTGTTGATTTGCTCCTGATCCATATCTTCCTGCTCTTGCGAATTGTGACTGAACTGTGTCAACGACTGGTTTAAAAGCTGCACTCATCAATGGATTTGTACCAGTTAAATTTTGTTCTAATATATTTCTTGATTGAGCAGTCAAACTCATTGGATCTAAAGCTCTTGCCCTTTGTAAATCCAAAGCGATCTCTGTTTCAGGACTAAAACCAACAGTTGTCGCTTGAGGAAAAAACTGTGGCGCATCGCTGTCATATAAATTTTTTGCTTCTGATAAACCAAACTCCAAGAATGGTTTTGCATAAGCAGGAGGCTCAGTCACTTGTGTGTTGACTTGCTGTCCTCCACCACCACCTTTACCCATGATACATATCCTTTCCTAAAATAATTCCAGTTTGTTTAAATCCTTTGAGAACTCTATGCCACCCTTTGCGACCTATAATCTCAATACCAACACAACCCCAAAGCTGTGACCAATGCCTAATATCAGGCTCTGCTTTTAATAATGTCTTTAGGTTTCCACCTGCTAACCAATATCTTAAAACTCTCTTCTGAGGATAATCCATAATTTCAGTTACTACTGCTGAGTCATGGTAATGCCAAAACTGAGCATCTCCTCTCATAACTGACTCTAAAACATCTGTTAAGGTGTGAGTGCCATTAGAATATTTCAAAGCAGACTCAAGCCACTCTGAGCATCTTTCCCACTCACCCAATAATGATATATCCGAACTGTCTGTCGGTCTGACTATTGTTTGCATGAGTTATTGTGAAACTGCCATCTGCCCTTGTACTGACAAACATTGTTCCATTCCCTTGTTCCGAAGCTGAGTTGGCAGTCAAAGGCATAAATAATATCATGCTGTTTTTTCCTGCCCTTTGATCTGTAACTGCTGTTGTTGTTGCAGAAGCAGTCAAAGTTACACTTCCAGTTGAGTTTAATTTTCCATTTAAAATATTGTTTACTACTAATGAGACTTCTCTTGGATTTGTTGCCTCATAGGGTAAAACCTTAAAATTAGCGTCTGCCAAGAACTTGTCCCTCTACATCTACACCTTGAGCAAACTCCCAATCTTTGTTTGGTGCTGATGCTTTATTACTAATATTCATTCTAACTCTGTGATATCTGCCTTGTGATCTGTGTTGAACAAAGCCATCATCAGTAAGAGAATTTGCATCAGAAAAAGTAACGTCATCATCTTGTCTGTCTCTAGTGCCTATTTGCATCGTTACTTCACCCCCTTTGAAATAAGGGACTGATCTGTTTATTATTCCATGTTTGCCTTCTTGCAAAAAAAACTCCCCAGTTTCAATCGTGGCATCTAGAGGAACTCCAGTAAAAGAAAATATTTTTTTGTCCTTAGATCCACCAAATAAGAAAGATCCACCTTTATAAATGATGCTGTCTAAATTTGAGGGCAAAGCATCTAAATTTGATGCAAGACTATCTAAGCCATCTAGTGTGTAACCTGCTGTAAAAAGAGGACTTATAAGATCAGCTTCCACATGGGCATAACTCCATTTTTGTGTAGCATAATTATATATTAATAATCTGTTTGGTGTTCCATCATTGCTTTCATTTGAAGCATAAGACCACACAACTATTTGATTTGTTGGATCTATAGCTGCTGACATATTATCTGAAAATGCTATTGCAAAATCATCAAAAAAGAATTTATTTATTTTTTCTGCACCTATAGGAGATGATGACCTGCCATCAAAAGCATAAAAACCATCATCTGATAAGTAAAAAACTAAATTGCCTATTGAAGCAACTGATCCTGAAAAAGCACATCCTCTTGATGTTTCAACCCTATCTATCTGATAAATTAAAGGTGTACCAACATAACTAGCTCTTGCTATTGCCTTTTCTAACAATATTGTCGCATACTCACCACCAACTAATCCAGTTATAGCACCTGCATCAGGAATATCCTGAAAGTCAGCTTGATCTGTACCAACTGTCCATGATTCAGCATTATTTATTGCTGACCATCTTGTTCTAAATGGCACTCTTCCTGAGCCTTCATCTATATTGGCAGTCCAAACCTGATCCCTAACTACAGCTAAAAACTCAGCTTTTGGTGGCGATCCTGCCAAATTTCCAAAGGCACTATCAGTTCCTATAGTAAACTCTTGCAAATTTTCACCAATACCACCTGCAACGATTATTGAAGTTCCAAACTGAACGAACCTCCATCTCTCGTTTCCTGCTAACGAAAACCCTGAGTTAATTGAGTCTAGATTTGATGTTGAACTATTAAATTTATATAGTTTAGCGCTATCACCTGCAAAAAGACTTGCATTTCCTTGATTATCTTTAGCTGCAAAAATGCCTCTTAAATCATTATCTGCTGCATTTGAAACTGCACTAAAACTTGGCAATGATCTATATCCTGAAATTGCAGGAATTACATTAGTTGCTACCTTTACACCCTTTAAATTTAAATCAGGCTGATCAGGCAGCCATTCCCCAAAAGTTATCATTGTATTGTCCAAACCTCATTTGACGTATTTTGTGTTGACCAAACTTCAGATCCAACAGTTACATTTGTCCATGTTTCATTTCCTTTAGGTATTATAGACCAATCATCTCCAATTATCCTAATTGTAGAACTGACACTTGCTGTAGTGTCTACAGAGGATGCAACATTTACAGTAAAAGTTGGTGTAGCTTCAATAGAGGCAATTGTATCTTCAGACCCTGATACACCAAATATTTGTCCTGCTATTGCTGTAATATTTGCTGATGTTGCAATTGCTCCTTCAGCTTGTTGTATTCTTATTGCAGATCCTGCAACATTTGCCGATGCACTTATTGAACCACTAAATGCTAGTTCACTAGTTGCTGAACTTGATACTGAAGCAGAGCATGAAATACTTGTCTCAAAGTTAAGTGTTGCAGTTGCAGATGCACTTACATTCCCTGCCGAAACAACTGTACCTGCTATTATTCTAATTCTTACTGAACTAGCCGAAGCAGTTGCACTTGTTGATATAGAACTACCAACTAAAAATGTAACAGTATAACTGCTTGAAATACTTGCAGATGTAGCAACAGATCCATCAAACTGTCTGATTAATACAGATGCGCTTGAAATACTTGCAGTCGTATTTATTGATCCACTAGAAGCTAAAATGCTTACTGGTGAAGCAGATACTGTAGCTGAACAAGATATACTTGTTTCAAAATTTAATGTAGCAGTTGCAGATGCAGATACAGTACCAGTTGATACTATTGTACTTGCAATAGTTCTTATTCTGATAGCCGAAGAAGAAACTGTTGCATTTGTTGCAATTGAACTTCCTACTGAGAAAATGCCTATACAACTACTTGAAATAGAGGCTGTTGTAGAAATATTCGCACTAGCAGATCGTATTCTTACACTAGATGCAGAAGCAGATGCTGAAACAGATATAGAACTTGCTACAGTCCTAATTCTGACTGAGGCAGAAGAAACAGTTGCACTTGTAGAAATACTGCTACTAACAGTTCGTATTCTTACTGATCCTGATGATATTGAAGATGAAGTATCAATATTAGCAGCAACACCTTCAACAACTTCAGCGCCTGATGTAACACTAGCTGATACAGTAACACTTACTGTACCTTGACGAACAAAAAATCCATCAAAGGCTTCTAAGTTGCCAAATGTGGCTAATTCATCTAAGTTAGAGGCATAGTTGTCTAACTGTTCTAAATTTGGCTTTGTAAATTCAAGTTTGTTTAGAACAGAATCTGAGTCAAGGCTTCCTGATATACTATCAATCTGAGAAGTTAATTGATCTAAACGAGGTACACCTAAAGCCACTTAAAACTCCTATTTAAGCAGCTGTAATAGTTAAAGATCCACTAGCTACTTTTAAAATATCTCCAGTTTGAATTGTTTTTGATGCTGTAAATGCACCATGAAACAATAAGTTACCTGATGAAGAGGCATCAAAGATACCAAAGTGACTTACCTGACCCCAATTGCCAGTAGCACTATTAAATTCTACATTATTGTTATTTGTAATAGATCCACTTGATGCTGAACCAAAGGTAATAGCTTTTCTTGCATAATTGTTTCCAGTCAATTCAGTACCTGAATTATCATCTGCTAAACTAGCAGTAGATAACCCAATATATACTGCTGATGGAGCAGATGTTGATGCTGTACCTGTAAAATGGTCTAGAAACTTTAGTTCTAAATAATCACTCATTGCTGACATAGTTTTTTCTCCTTATTGTGCTGCGTTGTTTTGTCGTTGATAAATACTTTGAATTTGCAAAGAACCAGTCCCATAATGCGCTCTTTGTTCATCTTTTCTTATTTCTTCAATAATTCTTGTAAACTTTGCATCATATAATGATGCTCTTTGATCATCCATTAAATACTGATAAGCCTCTACTAAACTCCCCATAAGATAAGCATCAGGGTGTCTTGTAAGCATAATATTTACTAAATTTGTGTCTGACAAAGCTGATAAACTTCCAATATAAATTATCTCAAGTGTATCAGAGCTATCAGGTATTGGTCTGAGTTTTATTTCTTGTCCTACGATAGAATAGGCTTGTGGTGTTCCTGATGATCCTGATGCAAAGTTACTGTCTAAAGAAGTTGGTGACATATATTCTAAAACCTTGATTGGGTTTTGATTGACCTTAACTTCTCTCACCTCTCTAAGATCAGTTGGTAATGCTATGTATTCATCACCACTTGTCATTGTTGCAGTTGCTCTTTTTTCTTGTTCTCTTGTTTCAAGCTCTCTTGAAAGACGAGCCTCTGCTAAAGTTATAAAATCAGGAATATTTGTTGTTAAATCTGTTCTTGCTAGATTATTTGCTATTGCTGATTTTAACTCAGTATAATTTGTTATAGCCACTAAATATGTCCCCCACCAGTTCTAAATGCTCTGTTATTTGAATCATTAAGCCAAACTTTCCATTTTTTTTTGGCTTCAGGGTTTTTTGATGGATCTCCAAACCTTTGTATTAAATCTTGGTAAACTGTTAAAGGTATGTTTGCGACTTCAAGGTAATGCTTTTGTGTATTGCCTATCATTGATCCTTTTTTGTATTCTTTTGATTGTTCATTATTAAAATCAACAATTTCTGTCACATCTTGCTCTGTAGTTACAAAACGACTTCCATCATTCTCAAAGTGCATAAATGTTTTTTTTCTTGCTAAAGGATCAGTCGAAAGTATTTTTTTCATAATTACTCCAAAAGAAAAGGGGGAGTAACCCCCCTCTTATATTAAGAACCATTAAGTCCTATAACTGCTCCATGAGCCTTTGGCGCTTTAACCACCAAAGTATACTCTGTCACAATCTGTGTCTTTTCAGCATCA